AGTTTGAGGTATCGGACAAGGAGTTTCAGGGGTACAAGCACGCATTCCTTCGCAAAGTAGACCAATATTACAAAAATGTATCCAAAGAAATAGACTGTGCAGATACAAAAAATGATCAAATAGTACAGTAAATTAGCCATTAATTGCAATTGTATCCATTGTATAGGGTTTTTTCAATAAAATAAAAAAAATAAAAATAATTTTTTTAAAAAGTGGTTACAAAGGATACAAAAGCTAGAAGTGTTGTATACCAAGGGAAATAACGCCAAATTTGTATCTTTTGTCAGGATACAATTGGATACAAAAGATACAATTTCCTAAAAATAGTCAAAAAAGCTAGCAATACCAACAAAATAAGGGACGCGCGCGTATATTTTGCATTTTGCTTTTTGAAATTTCATTGAAAAAAGACTATACCTACATTATGCCCAAAAGGAAGAAGAGATATAAACATGCAAAGATCGGTAAGAAGAAGTATTACTTCTATTCTATTAAGTGGCTCGACATCACCGGCGATGCGGGTCATAACACGCCGGAAGAGTTCGATAAGTTCGAATGTGCGAAGATGGTATCGCAAGCGTATGTCTATAAGAAAACTAAAAAGTTTCTTTGGACGTTTAGTTCGTATGATGAGAACGACGAAGTCTTCTCAGACCGTAATGTTTTCCCGATGGGTTGTATAATTAAAATGGATAAGGTTATTCTTTAATCAGATCGTTTACTTTCTTCATCTTTTCAGCTTGCTTACGTAGTTCTTCCATACGTTTTAATTTATCTTCAGCTGTTAGATTCCTAGTAATAATTTCTTTTCTGTCTATGAATATACCCATAGCTTTACCTATCATAGCTTCGAACGCAGCAGTCTTTTCTGTCTTGCCTTCCTTCTCTAACTTCTGTGATAGATTTATTTGACGCTTCACAAAGTTGGCTCTGTTAACTACAAATGCTTTGTTTACTTCGTTCATACGTCTAGTCAGGTAAGCCTGTATATGTGGCAGCTTCATAAGTTCTGATGCTTCTCTTGCTGCTCTTGGTGGACTGTATCCAGCGTGTAAGGCTGCGTCTTTGTTTGTGCATCTACCCTCGTTCATAACCAAATACTCACAGAAAGCACGTTGCATAGCTGTCAGTTCCTGCAATCCATACTTATCTTTTGGTATTGGGCTGTATTTGTTAGCTTTTGGATAATCACTCATACTTGCAATATATCCTATATATTGTATATTACAAGGCAGAATGGTAAGTGGAAAGCAATTAAGAATGGCGTTGGATAAGTTCATGAAATCCCCAGTATGTCAACATGCTAGGGTTCAAATTGAATTACCTAATGGTGATATGTATGATTTAACAGCAATGATGTTGTTGGAGAATAGAGTTTTGGGTACACGTGAGACACACAGATTAGTTTTAAAAGCAGAAAAACCTACACTTGTAATGGGCGAAGTAATTAAAAAATTATAGGGTCGTCACCCTAACCTCAGACCACCATGAAAGAGTCAAATCTTTACAAAAAATTAAAGAAAGAATTTAAATCAATTTCGTTTATTCGTATTGAGAATCGTGCCTTACTTGGCACTCCTGATTGTCTCTGTCAAAATGCTAATGGAGTATTTTTTACACTAGAGCTAAAGGTGACAAAGGGGTACTCTGTCCCCCTATCCCCCCACCAAGTTTCATTTCACATGAAACACAAAGCTTGTACCTTTGTGCTTGTAGCTTGTTCCCTGAAGCTTGGATCTTATCGCTTGTACTCTGGTTCTCGGATCTTGGAGCTTGTAGACTCAGGCTTGAAGCTTGAACCTTGTGCCCTAGGCCTACCTGCGATATGCACTCTGCTTGAAGGCTTGCGCTCTGGGTAGCCATTGGCCCTGCACCAATCGTTGTGGATCCTGGTTATGATGTGGTCGTATTTTCTGTGCGCTGGCATTACGATGTCAACACGGCTGTTTCATTAGCATGCATCTCCAAGAGATAGTCATCCAGCCCAATCTGATCTGAAAAGCCATGTTTCACTCTATCAGTGCCCCAATAACCTTCGACGTTGTCCGTCAGTGTGTTAACCCAAATCACAGGTCCGCCTCCAGCCACAAGAAGCCTGGCAGCTCTGTAGCTATGATCCCGGTGCGTGGTCCATTCTATATCGTAGACGCCGTCCATGAACTTGTCTGCGGTTAGTTCAACCTTGGTTCCTTCAAATGCTTCGTTCGCCTGAGTCTTACCGTCTGTAATCTCCTCCGCAATGTTCTTGCACATCCTGCGAAGCTGCTCTTCGCATGTCTCTCTTCGTCCTTCTTTGTCTCTAACTGTTTTGATTCTTTCTTTTACTACTTCCATGTTTTACCTTTCTGTTGCGGGTCCGGCAGGTTGGTTATGATAGCCTGCCAGCGTCCCAATTTGTTTATCGTAAGATTGCATAATTTCTTTTCATAAACATGGTCCTACTATATCCTAGATGCCTGAACCTGTCAAGCATTAGCTGCTTGGTGCCTGTTCATTATGGGGCGGGCCCACCCTGCTTGAAGCTTGTAGCTTGTGCGTTATTTTTATTTTTTTGATTGGGCCAAACTCTTC